GTTGGGCAAACAGGGAGAATTGCTTGTAACCTTTTTGGCTTTTTTGTAGCTCTGAGTTATTTCTAGCAGCCGCTGCAGAGTGTGCGTCAAGTTTAGTGACACCAGTTACTAATTCCCTATTGAGAAGTTCCATCTGGGCTTCTAGTTGGGCAGTACCTTTTCTATGTGTGTCCACTGTTATTTTATTAGCCGCAAGACGGGCATTAAGTTTTTTATATTGGCCCTCAAGTCTTGTGAGGGTGCCTACATTCTTAGATACATTTGTCTCTACTTCAACAAACTTCTTATTCGTGTTAGAAGATGAAGCACCAACCTTGTCAACAGCCTTAGATAGGTTTCCCATACCTTTTGTGGCTTTATCCAAGCCGGGTGTTTGTACACCAATCGAAATCTCTTGTGTCAAGGCTAGTCTCCACTTGTTGATTTTATCCAGATACTATCTAGAAGTTTAACTGTCTCAACATCCCACCAAGTAAGTTCTATACCTGATAGGGTTTGGTAGCAGTTTATTGATTCATATGATATGGGGTTAGGGCCATTCATACCATATGACCTACCTACGTGTATCTCCAAGAAACACTCCCATAGGTGGGCTAATATATCGGGGAAGGTTGGAGCGTCAAGTTCAGGAAGGTCATGACCCTTGGTCTTTTGTACCTGCTTTAGCAGATCACCAGTGGTTGCCTTACCGTCTACTTTACGCTCCAAACTAAATTTATGTTCAGCGTAATCTGAGAGGCTAGCCCTTAAGCCTGCAAAAAAGCCTTAGTATCCGACACCCCTGCATCTACTTGTTCACGCAGCCATGGGTAGTCAGTAAAGACTTCACGGATCTTAGCTTCTGTTGCTTTAGGTTTAGTGCCATCAAGAGTAATATTCCAACCCTCTACAACCTTAATCAAGATGTCCAAGCCTTGGCTCTCAAGCTCTTCTGCAGTTGCAGTAATCTTACCACCAGAGCGGTTGGCACGAGCAAGACGGCGGTTAAGCAGATCATGATTGGCCTTCTTATAGACCTTGGAGTAGGGACCGTGTACAGTTACAGTCATTACAGTTTTATCTTCATTAAAGATGGGGTCACCAGTTACGGGGTGATACAGTTCAATATCGATAGTTTCTTTGGCTTTACCAATTGCGGAAATATCCATTGTCGAGTTCCTTTGTCAGGTTTAAGTTAATTGTCGGGTGGTTTAATTTTAGGTCTGGGGGAACCAACCCGACATAGCTCCCCCAGTATCAAGTGTTACACAGTACGTGTAATCACCAGATTAGATGCCTCAGTTGTATCATACAGAGCAACAAACGGGACAGTAATCAAACGAGATTGCTCATTGGCTACTGGTACCGCTGCACCATTGTACTTTACACGAGGGAACAAGAAGGTGTAATCATTAGTACCTGTAGGATCATCTACAGTAACTTCAATGGCACTTTCAGTCTCGTTCAGGAAACGGTTAATCACTGCAGCGTCTTCATAGTAAAGGGTCATGTTGCCCTCTACAATAGAACGACCAAACTCAAGCTGCTGGGCAGATGGGCTACCAACTACAAACAGGGGCGCAAGAGAGTTAGTGATTGAGAAGTCAATAGATGCTACGATAGTAACACCTGCACCACCAAGTTCAACAACACCGGAGTAGCTGTCAAAAGGGGCATTAGTTGAGGGTGCAGTGACTGGGCTAACAGTAAGAGAGGAAGCACTCTGGGTCATATCCTTACCGACAAAATCCATATCCATAGTAACCATTTGGTTAGGGGCAATGGAGAAAGATGCGGTAGATACAGACATACCTGTGAAGGCACGGTACTGTGTGATGTCCGCAGCAGTATCTTCAATAGAGAAGTACTGTGGTGTTACGCCTGTCTTCAATACGTTAGTAGCGAAGGAGCCGAACATAGCGGATTCAAGGAAGGGGTCAAAGTCAGCTTTACGCAGATCAACAGAGACAGAACCAGCAGCATTACGGTTGCCGTGGCGGTCTACACGAGACATACGATCAGATTGAATTTCATTACCTTGCACACGTTCTTTGGTGAGATCCAGAGAGTGAGTGTTGAAAGGCAAGTTGACCAGAGTTGGAGTAGCTGGGGTTGTCCCAAATGTCGTCTCAGCAATGTATGCAAGAGAGGAGCGGGAGCCTTGTGCGAGAGTCATAGTAGATTTCCTTATTTATATATTAGGTAGCCAATGTTAATAGGTGTGACATACCAAGGTTCATTAACATAACTGCCACCCTGTTCAGTATATCTAATATGAACATTAAAAGTTTCGGGGGTAGCATTTGTGTAGGAGATGTCTGTAGTGACTTCAAAAGCATTGACGATACTATCAACAATGTCTTGAGAGACGTTAGGACCAGAGCCTTGAGGGGTACAGACTAGAAAAGTGATAAACCCTGTATACCTCTTCTGTGGGTTGATACCCCTTACTGCTGGCTCTCTAGCACTAGGGGTAAACTGGACGTTGATAAAAGGTTGTCCTGTTGTGGGTTGAAAACTTACATTCTCCCAAGCGATAGTTGGAATACTAGTAATTGCGTTCAGGTGGCTCTCTAGAGCAGCCCGTATATCTCTTGTAATATTACTCATAGTTTTCAGATACCGCTTTCTGGTAGACCAAATAACCTGGGGTATTCGTCCAACCTGTACCGTACTCAACATTTGCAGAGTGAGGGGATTTATTACGGAAGATGAAGCCTCCTGTACTTAGATCTAAGTTCTCTATGTCTGCATATAGCTGTTGTGTAGCTATAGCTTTTTTCTCAAGAGCATTAGCACCTCTTGGTCTAGTATCTGAGGACCTCTGCCTATACTTAGAAGATCCTCTGGATGCACATGCGTGACTTTCCACATAAGCTCCTGTTTCTACTGGAGAGTGCCTTACAAGGGAATCAGCAATGTTTCTAGCCTTACCTTTTATTTCACCTTCGATGGCCTCCTTTACACTAAGGGATACAGATTTCATGTTAGGTCCATTAAACTTGATACTCATATAATAAACCTTTCATTATTCTCTGACTTGGCACACATAACAAACTAGGGTATCTGAGTTATAGATCTTCTGTACAGCTTTAACTACTACAGTGTCACCCACAGATACGATCTGGTCTTCACTATCGGGTTCAGGTGTGGCTACATTTGAGGTATCTCTGGGGGCTATAAGAACTTTACGGTCCCCCATCATGATACTATCATTATTAATCTCACTAAGACCGTAATCAGCAAAGTACATCTTCACGGTCACGTCAACGTCTGCTACAGAGCCTAGAGATCCCGTAGAGGGGTCGTATGTACCGGAAGACTTCCTACGCAATGTAGCAGTCCTACCGCGCCTCTCTAGCAGTGTCTGGAGGTTGTAGGATAACATATCAATATTCCCCAGTGTATTCTGTATCCAAGAAGGAGAACTGATCCCTACGGATGCGTGAACCAAATCGGTCAGTATTATCTTCTACTACATTCATAGTGGCTTTAGATAGTCCACCAGCAGCAAACCCTAGTCCACCAGAAACAGATTTAGATTGGTAGTCTAATTCAGAGGCTAGATCACCATAGTGTTTCTGTAGTTGACTATAACTCTCAGAGAGTTGTCCATCCAGTTCTACATCAACCAACCTAGCAAACTTAGCTGCAATACCTTTAGCAACCCAAGCTGCTGTAGCATAAATGTTATTACCATTCTGATCTAGAGCAAAGGCAATCTCTTCATCTTGCACCTGTTGATCTACGGTATTAGTATCACCAACCAGAAAACGTACAGCGTCCAACCTTTCAGCAGCAGTAGTAGTACCTAAGTTAGTAGGATCGTATGTCCATGTCATGTTGTGGACCCCCATATAAAAATTCAATAGTGATAGTGTATCAACCCGCGTACTCAATAACCTCTGGTGGTGTACTGTTCACTGTAGTCTGTGCTACCATACGCTCTGCTACATCAACTGTAATAAGGGGGTTAGGTACCATCTCTGTACCAATAATTTCACCTGTTTCTTCATCCCTAATGTCTTGTTCAATCTCAGCATCAAGTGGTTCAATAGCTGTTTGTACCAAGACTGAAGTAGTAATAGGTTCAAAAGTGTCAGGGTCTACTTCACCTGTAGGTTGATCTTCGTAGACTGCTTCACGACCTTCACTGAGTACATAACGAGAGAGACGAGAAATAGCCTTACGGTAAGCCTCAAGTTGAGCATTAAAACTATTAAGTGCTAGTGTCTCAACTAGGTCAGCTTCAAATACTGAGAGTGCTGCCATAGCTGCCTGAGACTTAGCAGAAGTAGGGTCCATCATAATATAGAACATAGCACTGTCCCGCATTTCCTGAGGCCAACCCCTAGCTGCCATCACTGGCTCTTTGGCGCGTTGGATCGTGGCGTTGCTGACGGGTGCGTCACCCTGTTTGATGTTGATAATCAGGCTCATGCCGTGGACCCCCAGATGCTAAATTCAGTTGAAACGCCGGGTGCTACGATTGGTTTGATCCACGTCTGCCCGCTGTCTTTTACCTCTGTGTAGTCGGATGGATGCAGGATCACGCCGTCCCGTACAATCATGCCTGTGCGGGG